AGATGAACGCGCAGAAGGATCTTGAGAAGTATAACACTATTATCGAAACTCTCCATCAGGAGGGTTATTTCGCTGAGAAAGTTTTTACTCTCAGTAAGGCTGAGAGCGATGCGCTGAGAGGCATTTATGTCGATCGACGCATGGCTGAGATGCACGCTAAGCATTTGGAATCCCTCAAGAAGACTACTGAACGCCTCCATCGTGAGAAGGAGGTTAAGCAGGCCGCGGCTGCGCGTATACAAAATTCGCTCACCGCCGCTCAGAAGCAAGTTTCTGATCTACAAAAGAAGCTTGCTGCTGCTCTTCTTGATAAGGAGCAAAATTTCTAGGCGTGGCCGGGGGACTTATTCTCTCGGCGTTGTCGCAAAATGAACTTTACTCTTCCTTTCCTTATATTAAATTTTATCCTCCTAAGTCCGGCACCACCGGCTTCCACCAAGTTGGTGAGACTAAGAACCGCCCTCCTGGTTCTTCACCCGATCAGCCTTCTGATTGGGAAATTCTTAAAGAGATGTTTCCGGGTCTAGATGCATATCATCTACCCCCTAGGGGGCCAAAAGCTGAGTATGACGCGCTACTCGACTTTGACGCCAATCTCTGCAGTGTTGTTAATTTTGATGCTCTCGCCTCTGGGCAGGAGTTCCTCGTCGATTTGTTTCCGAGATGTGAATATGATTATCAGCCTGTCTTCCCCATTCCTCCCCTTGAGTTCTTACAGGTCGTTTGTAATATCAAACGTTCCTCGAACCCTGGCTTTCCATATGAGCATCTTTTTAGCACCAAAGGTTCTATTATAGATGCCTCTTTTCTTGATCTTTATTTTCTTGCTAATGTTCGTGTTCTTGCTTTGCTTTATGTCGCCCCTCTTCTTGATTCCGAGTTGGAATTTTATCACTTCTTTTGTTGTGATCCAACTTCGATTCTTCTTAAGTTGGAGTGCGTTAAGCTCAACAAGATTGCGCGCAGTGTCAGAAAGGTTTCTATTCTTGACGAGATTGTTGAACGTTATTTGTACGATTGGTACTTTAATGACGTTCTTGAACAGTGGGGATATTGCCCCAGCATGATTGGCGTCGGTTTTGACGTCTTTTCTGCTGATCGTCTCTTTAGTGCCTTTAATGATCCAGATATGATTGCCACCAGTGATGTTCCAAAATTTGATTCTACATATAATGAGTACGAAGAAATGTTAAACGTTGACCTTGTCGCGCTCAATGCTCAGTTTCCTCCTGCACACACCCGTCTCGCTAAACAAAGAGGCAGGTGTGTCTTTAGGACGCTCTGTGTTCTGAGCGATGGCAGAGTTTTCGTTCTTTCATTTCGTTCGGGTCAGATATCTGGTAGGAAAGCCACATCTTCTTTCAATACTTTTGCTAGAGCCCGTCGCAGCATGTCTGTTGCAGTTGAGCTCTATCGCCGTCATGAGATTTCGTTGCAGGATCTCTTTGATCACGTTATGCGTTGTCAAGGGGACGACTGTCTCGAGACTTATCATGATAAGACCGAACAGGTTTATGCTGACCTCGGTTTTCCTTTGAGAGATTTTGCTAAATGCAATCCTATCGAATTTTGTAGTCATGTATGGCCGCGTAACTCAAGGCCTATTGGCCAGCGCATAGTTAAGTCTGTCGCCACCATTCTCCACCATCATGAT